ATCGTGAGCCCAGGATTGGTGATCAAATCAAGCCGCAGTTCCAGAACATACGCTACGAGGTGGTCGAGGTTCAGGAAGATTCGTTCGAGCTTTACGGCGTTTACCACTCGGTTGTGACAGCTAAGATCCTCCGTGATGATGAGGATACTGTTAACGAACCAATCACCGACGTTGCCCCTGAGGTCGGTGGAGACATTGGAGGATATGAAGACCTATGAGTGAGATTAGAGACTTCTTAATTAGAGAGGGTATCCCTTTTAACTCAACCTCTGGTCGTAGCTCTAGGAAGCTATTGTCTGAGCTAGTATCTATAATGGAGAATGATAGCAGCTTCAAGCATGACTACTACAAGGAGCTACTACGAACGCTTCTCCATCAGATTCCTCTATCCTATATTAATGATCAGGACCAGAGGATTAATGTAAAGATGCACCATGGTAGGCAGGATAGGCTGGTAGCCAAGATGTTCCAAGAGAATAATCTTGTTCTTCCATACGCCACTATTTACCAGTCTGGTGTAGAGAACGACAGCGACAGGAACAGAGCCTCTATAAACCTCCTGTCACGCTCCGTGTGGGACGATGAGACACAGAGGGCAATCCGAGTCATCTCCTTGCCTGACGTTCCTGTGAAGCTGACCTATAGGCTCTCCTTGTGGACGAGGCACCTTGGTGACCTAGATCAAATAGCGGCTCAAATACGCAGTAGGTTCCACCCAGACATTACATTACAAACACCTTGGTCTCACTTGACCAAGGCTTACTTAGTCCAGGAAGAGGATGATGGTTCGATTGATGCACAGGATAGGGAAGATCGTGTGCTTAGACGTAACTTTGATATCACAGTCGTAACTTACATCCCCTCCCCAGAATATAGAGTGACGAGCACCGGAAAGATTGAGAAGTTCAGCACCGACGTTGATCTTGATACCTAGATATTGTAAGGCACTAAAATGGCACAAGTAAACCTCTTTGAGTGGGATGGCTCCTACGCCATCTCTGGATCTATATCACCTGCACTCCCCGACGATAAGCCTGGTGTAGTAACCATTAGAGCAGTTGGAGTTGATCAGCGCATCACCTTCCAGGCTGCCCCAGGTGACGAAGTAAACCAGATCGACACCGAGACCACGGACATTATTATCAATGTTCCTGGTGGTGCAGATTACTTCCTTATTCCAGTAGATATCTCAGATACTGTAGAAGAGGAAGGGGACATTGCTGTTAACCTCTCTATCATTAGCTTTGAAGTGGGTGGTGGTTCTGTTCCAACCTCTATCTCCACCGATGCTGCCCTAGAGGTTACCATTGTCGATGACGAGGTTACTGCCGATTTCACAATTGGACAGCTTCCCTCTCAACTAGATTACGATAACCCAGCAACGCTTGAGCTTCTCCTCAGCAGGTTTACCTCTGAGGATGTTGTAATTGCTGCCACTGTCGTAACTAGCAATGGACTAGACGTAGCAGATATTAGTGTCCCTGCTACCGTCACCATTCCTGGCAACAGCACTGGCGCAGGCTCCCTCTCCGCTGTTCTAGACATGACAGTCCTTAGCCCCTACGCTCAGGGAACTGCCACCATCACTGTCCAGGTCCAGTCAGGCAACGCCACTGGTCTTTACACTTTCAACGTAGCAGTAACTGCTACTCAGGAGCCTACCACTTACACAGCCCAGTTCTTCTCCCCCGCTCCTATCGTCAGGGAGGAGTGGGTAGGTGGCAATGCAGGTATGAATGTGGTATTCAACCAATCCATTCCAACTGCTGCAACTCTAACTCTTACATGCTCCCCTGCACCTGACGCTCGTCTACAGAACACAGTTACTGGTGAGCAACTACTAAGCACCTTTACTGTTTCAGTTCCCGCTAACCGCGCTAGCGTCGAGCTTCCTGTCTCAATCGTTGACGCTGCTGGTGACCAGGGTGACGCAACCTACGTCTTTACACTCACCGACTTCGCTCCTAACTCCGCTGGAGCATTCACAGCAGAGCTAGGGTCCACCACCACCAAGACCCTTACCATCCTAGATGATGACACTCCTGCTGTCACTATTCTTAGCTCACCTGAGGACGGTAACACTCTTGGAGAGGGTGATGATGCTGTCTTCACTGTAACTCTTAGCCGTGGTGTGTCTCAAGATATCACCGTCCAGCTATCCAAGACTGGGGGAGATGCAGTAGAGGGCACCGACTTCGACTGGGGTGGTGACCGTGTAACCGTTCCCGCTTATGCTACTCAGGCCACTGGCGGTCAGATCGTAGTTCTATCTAACGCATTCCCCAACCGCACCCTAGAGGTAGCAGGCAACGTGATTGCTGGAGGGGCACTCTCCCTACCTACCGCCGACACTGTAAGCTTTACTACCAACGGTGATGGTAACCCTGTTGTAGTTCAGTTTGACGGTATTACTGGTGATGCTACTGAGGGTGGTGCTTTCGACCTTACCTTCGTTGCAGATGTCGCCCTTCCTGAGGAGCTTGCACTTACTGTAAAGTTCCCCGAGGATCGTTTCCCTGGCCTAGCAGCAGAGGGTTACGAGCAAGAGATCATCATGCCTGCTGGCGTGACCACTTACACTTGGACAGGTATTATTCCTGACACAGACACTACCACTACCTCTGAGCTAGAGACGTGGACCTTACTGTCTGTTGCACCAACTGTAACCAACAACATCTCCACCCCAGCACTAGGCTCACAGGTTACTACTGACATCTTCGTTACGGATAACGACATCCCAGCCAACCTAGGCTTCACTGTCGCTGCTGTCCAGGCTGACGCAGGTGACACTGTCTCCCTTGAGATCCGTGGTGACCGCACAGTCCCACAGGATACTACCATCAACCTCACCTACGGAGGCGCTATCGCTGCTGACCTTGCAGGTCCAGCAACTGCTCTCATCCCTGCTGGCTCTGACCGTGTAGCCTTCGACGTAGTCATTGACGGTGGTTCTGCTGGTGGTGCTGCAACCGTAGATGGTGCGGTGGACGCAGGCTCTACCGCCTTTGCTTCCTTTGCTGGCACTTCACAGGTTAGCTTCAACGTTGGTGGTGCCCCTGTCACCAACAGTTTTGTCACTCTTGATAACGCTGGCACAATCAGCTTTGATGTTAACGAGTGGGATGGTGGAACCTACACCTTCAACGGAACTGTTGATCCTGTTATGCCTGTTGGTGGCGACGTTACCCTTTGCTGTGTTCCTTACGACATCGGTGGTGGTAACAGCTTTGCTGACCCCCGTGTAACCTTTACCGATGGCCTACAGACTAGCACCATTACCATTCCTATCGGTGCAGGACAAGCCTCCTTCTCCTACGAGCTACATGTCTCTGGCGACACCACGGACAACAGCACTCAGCCTAACATCGCTCCTGGTGGACTATCCACCAAGAGACTATTCAAGGTAGGCATCTACGCTGCTACCTCCACCAGCCACGCAGCTACTATTCCTACTCAGGGCAACGCTAACTACGACTACATTACCATCAACGATGATGACGTAGCTACTGGCATGGACTGGGACATCGACACTACCTCTGTGTTTGTGGATGACACCACTGGTCATGACATCACTGTTACCATCAACCTAGATCACGCTGTATCTGCTGACGCTGAGTTCGGATTCGTTAGAACATGGCGCGAAGCATTCGTAGGTGGTGAGGTAACTCTTCCAGTTATTACTGTCCCTGCTCACGCAACCACTGCAACTGGAACCATCACCGTTGAGCCTGGAACCTACCAGGACTTCAACCTTACTCTATCTGCTGGTGAGATTGCAGGAAACGATCTTGTTGTTCTAGACGGAGCAGACCAAGTTGCTCGCACTGTAGTCTGTCCTGACGAGCCCGTGGATCCAGGAGTAGCCCAGGGCGCTCCTTCACAGGTTGTCCACAGAGTCCCAAGCCAGAGCTACCTAGCCACCCGTAACGCTACAGGACCTCTACAGTTCGCCACTGGTCAGTTTGATCTACTTCTACAGACAGTAGTCCCCATTGACCCTGTAGTCCCAGCTAGCCTTCCATTCTTCACTATTGACGGCAACCACGCTGACGTATTCCCTGTTAGCTATGACCACGATGGTAAGGTAAGAACTGTTCAAGTTGTAGGACCAGCCGACACCTCTTATGTCTTCGAGGATGTAGACCTTGCCCTTACTGCCAACAGTATTGCTGGTAGTGGTATCCTACAGCAGGTCACCACTCCAGGCTCCCCCACTCAGACGCTTGCAGAAGTAAACCTATCCGAGCTAGACCTTAGCCTCTGGCTAGACGATGGCTTTCAGGCAGTAGAGGTTAAGACTAAGAAGATCACCAACTGGGATCTCGTAGAGACTGTTCGCTCTGGTGCATACATCAAGGAAGAGCATCGCTTCGCACAGTTTGATATCTACCCTGCTGGATACACTGCCCCTACTGGTTACTCACCTAAGGTTCTAGGTGTTCACGCTTGGATTACTCAGCGCTCTGACGTAAACGTGGCAGAGATTACCTTTAAGATTGCCAACGATGTGTTCGATGACACTATTGGTGATCGTGGAGCAGATCACCCTGAGGTCAACGGAGAGGTTTGGTTCTATGGTATCAAGGTAAACTCCCCCGCTGGCTGGGGCTGCTTCGAGGGTAGCCAGTGGACCAACAATGGTGGAAACGTTGACATTATCTCCACCGATCCTAGCATCGACTCAGTAAACGGATGGCTAGTTCGCCCTCTTAACAGTGCCAACCCTGACGCAGTTCAGACCTCAGTCACTAGAGGCAACACTATCCTACAGCCTCTACCCAAGCAGGCTAGACTATACCGCAAGACTGTAATCGGTAGACTCAACAACCAGGGTCGAGCACTTGCTGTTTACCTTAACCGCTTCGGTGGTTACGGTATCTCTTACCCACTAGCCTTTGATGGTGATAAGCCACTAGGCACCAACTACCAAGCCAAGCGTGGCTACGGTTCCCAGCAGGACTACCTACCTAGCATCGACAGTGCTAACGCAGCAGCTAGAGATGATGTAGAGATGGCATGGTATGGCAACTTCGGCTCTGGTCGTGAGGTCTTCCGTGCTAGAACTACTGGAACCCTACGCATGATGCGCTCTGCCTGTAGGATAGAGTCTCAGTATGAAGGTCCTGAGGAAGGTGGTCTAGTCGCTGGTCTTGGCTGGGAGATATACAACTATGGTAATATCTTCGATAATGAGACAGACCGTCGTAAGTATAACTCTTGGTTCCGTCCCTACATGCACAAGACCATCCAGGCGGGTGGTGGCAAAGGTATCGTTCCTCGCGTAGGATACGGTCAGTGCCCAGAGGACATCGAGCTTGGCTGGATGCAGCTACAGTATGTCTCACACAGGGCACGCACATCAATGACCAACCTTCAAGGTCAGGTCGTTGAGCCTGAGCAGATCGCTAAGGTTACTGGAGACGTTCACAACGCTGGTGTCCCCATCCTTCCCTGGCAGCTTGACACCTGGAGAGGTGATGCAAAGGCAGGTAACCACCCCTGGTTCTGGGGTCCACTCAAGGACAGTGACCTTAACCCAACCACTAAGGATAGCATGAACAACGGTCATGAGGTTAACCCACCCTTAGCTCCAATCAACCGCTTCTGGAACGCACCAGCAGCAGGTCTTCCTACTACATACGCTCACGTTGATCAGAGTGTTGGTGCCACAGAGCGCTCGAAGATGAAGATGATGTTCAGTGATGGCTACACCACTAGCAAAGATCAGTTCATGTCCACCGATGGTGCGCATCACTGGCGTTTCACCTTCATGACCCAGGCACCTATCTGGTTCGGCAACATGGGTCCAGTTAAGCATTACATGCAGCAGGACGCTGCCTTCGTGCGCCACTGCCTCAGCCAGTATGACGTCATGGGTGACTACGTCCACCAGGGCACCACCTATCAGCAGAAGGGACGTGATGGATACATGAGACTTAACCTCAAGTATCTCGCAGACAACGGAACCAACTGTATCAACAGTTCAGTTGGCTTCCAGCATACTAACCGTGCTCAGGGTGAGCCTCTTGATGCTATTGGTATGGCTTACAGTGTTCTTGGTGACGAGACTAAGCGTGCCAAGCTACAGACTGAGTGGCTACCTGCACTTGTAGATGCTACTAAGGCAGTCATCTTCCCACTAGGTATCTCTCGTAGGAGTGATGATCTCCAGAAACACGCTGACCAGGGTTCTCTTGGTCCCTCTCAATGGGACAGCACTTGGCAAGAGCTATGCTACCTAGAGAGTGGACTCTCTGGTGTTCAGGACATTCTCGACCTAGACGATGCTAACTTCCTCCTCGAAGAAGGTCGTCGTCGTGGTGCAGGTAATTTTACCGTAGGCACTGGTGGCGGAGACCTCTCCCACACCCAGGCAATCACCTCTTACATCTACTTCGCACAAGGTATCTTTGGTTGTGCTGTAGCCTTCGAGGGTGTGGAGCCTGGAAACCTAGGCAACCTAGGTAACGCTATCCTTACTACCACTGCCTACCTACCTCTACGTCAGTGGCAGTGGACTGATCGCCGTCGTGAGCTTATGTCTGCTGACCTCAGTGCCTACAGCAACACTGACACTGAGTTCTGGCGTAACATTGACAGTGGCAACCGCGAGTTCTACTGCCCACAGACTGGTCTTATCACTGGTGCAGAAGGCGTCAACGGAACCTTCAAGCCTGCCATGGACTTCGTGCCCTGGTCATGGCCCAACAGCACCGTCACCTCTTGGTATGTAACTGGTCACCGTCCTATCCGTGACGCACTACACCAGGGCATCGCCTACCGCATGACTGGTGATCGTCGCTTCCTAATGTGGGGAGCCCAGCAAATGTTCGACCAATGGACTAACTGCTCCTGGGACGCTGGCTGGAACCCACTAACCCAGAACGATAACTATGTCGAGTGTGATCATATCAACGCAGGGACTTACACCTCCCTTGTCCCAACCACACCTGCCAACGCTGCCCGCCTATGGCAGTGGGGTGTTGCACAGGACTACTACTCCATCACTCAGAACAGCACCATCGAGCCTCCCACCATGGTTGATCCTATGGGCGGTCACATGGCTGGCTGGGCTGGTGAGTGTATCCATCTAGACTGGGACCTAACCTATGATCCTAATAGACCTCCTAACTACGATGAGGTTAGGGCTACCTCTCATGGTCAGAGCTACTTCGCAGAGGCTACTGGTGCTGGTGGAGGCGTAGGCTTCCCAGAGACAACCAAGAAGACCACTGGTGTTATCGCAGACTTCATCCTTAGCGGTGGTGTCATGGAGGACCTTGTCTCTGGTCTATCTGTTACTGACAGCGGACAGGGTGTGGTAACTGTCAACGAGGTTGATGGTGTTAAGTTCCTCACCCTTGCTGATGGTATGCTTACTATCCCAACTGTTGACGCAGACCAGATCCGTGACGCTATCGTTGCTGCTGGTAACAACGCAGTTACTATCGAGGCTTGGGTTCGCTCACACGACCTAACCAATGAAGGTCCTGCTCGTATCATGTCATGGACTGACGCTGCTACTCCAACAGGAGCCCGCAACGTTTCTCTAACTCAGAGCAAGTGGGGTAACGCTACTGACTACCACGGTGCCCTAGGTATGCAGACAGGATCCGTAGGTAAGTATGCTGCTCCTACTGCACCACAGCACTTCCTCAAGCAGGATAAACTACATCACATTGTCCTAAGCATCGAGGGTCTAAATGCCAGCGGTTGGATCAACACCTTCTGTGATGGTGGCTCTGTTATCAATCAGCACGTTAGCAACACTGATGCTCCTCTGGTTAGACAACTTGGACGCCAACCTCAGGACTGGGTTGCAGGTGCAGAGATTACCATTGGTGATGAGAAGCAGCCTGCTAGTCAGGCTACTGCAAGACAGTTTGATGGAGACTTCTACAGACTCAGCTTCTACGACGATGTCTTCTCAGCACAGGATGTGTATGATAACTTCTACGCTGGTCCTGACGCTGATCTAGGTGTTACTACTGTTACTCAGCCTGCACGCGCCCGTTGGACTAACACTGCTGTTGTAGAAAACGAGGATGCTGACAACAAGATCATCACCCTTGAAGGAAGCTACACCAAGCCTCTAGATAGCAGCACCACGCTAACTGTAAGCGCTAACATCCCAGCAGCAGAGACTCGTCTAACTGCTGTTGGATTCACTGGAGGCACTAAGGACATTACCCTCGCTGCTGGTGAGACTTCCTTTAGCATTGAGCTTCTTATGACCAGTGCTACAGGTGATCAGGGAACTCAGGTCTCTAGGTTCTACCTAACCAATGACAGTGGTATCGACTCAGAAGTTAGCGACACCTCTGCTTGTGACCTTCAACTGATTGACGGTCACGTGCCCGACAACACTGGTGGAACTGGTGGCGGCGGTGGAGGTAATGGTGGCACTGGCTCACAGGTCACTGAGATTACCACCGACTCTGGTGTCACTTGGTATTTCGATAGACAAGTTGAGGCTGGTCAGTTCGTGACTGGTGACTGGTGGGTAGTTGGTCCTGTCAATGTGATCGACATCTTCCCACGTCCAACCAACGATCCCAACATGGGATACATTCACGGCTCTATGATCAACCCAGCTACTCCAACTACACAAGGTGAGCTAACTGGTCATGAGAGAACCGACTCAGACGATGACGACTTCACTGTAGACGTATCGGCTATGACGTTCAACAATAACGTCGTGCAGCCCTACAGAAGCCAGGGCTACGTCAACTATGAGATTCAATACACCCAGGGTAGGATTCCTTATAACCACTCTCTAAACGCAGGATTCCCCAACGGTCAGCAGGTCAGCCAGAGCAACCCTATCAGTCTAGCTGTAGGAGAAACACTGAACTCCTCTTGGACTCACCAGGAAGCTCCCTACTGGCCTGGAAGCACTGAGATGGCAGAGGTATACATGGATGGTCAGCTTATCCGTTCCGACTACGAGCTAGGCAAAGCACCATGGCAGCAGTCTGCTAAGACCATTCTAGGAGCCTCTGACAGAAATACAAACCTACTCATCGAGCCTCTTACTGTTCTTGCTGAGGCACCTGCTGGATACAACAGTGGTGGTTCTAACACTGGTGGTGGCTCTGGAGGTGGTGGTATCCCCACAGCCTACCGTGAGGCCATGCTACCTAGCCGCCTAGGCACTTGGTATACTGCAATGACCAAGTGGGCCAAGGATGCTAATGGTGGTAACCTTCCACTAAGTGTATGGGAAGATCTAAATGGCATCGGTGTCAAGATGGCACTACGTTGGAAGAACCATCCCAAGCAGACTCCTCCATACGATCCTCCCTACACTCAGGGTGAATATCAGAGTATGCTAGACGCTGGTATGGAGTTTGTTGGTGTAAGATCCTTCGGTCTTAGCTCTGATGATCCTGACCGTCCCTCCTCCTTCAACAAGCTTCACTGGCCTGACGACGGCACTTCACCAGTCACTGGCACTCCTCTAGAGGACGGTAGCCCTGTGTCTTACAGGTGGGTTGGATTCGCCCACGATGACTGGCCTACTCCTTACATTGGAACTAACCAAGATGGAGATGATGTTACAGTAGACTACTGGATGCTTGGACATGAGCCTGAGCTAGCTGGTGTTGGTATCTCTCCCTGGGATCTCAACACTGATGGCACTCGCAAGTGGACCATGTGGGACAGTGCGGCTACTTACAGCACTGGCGACAAGGTCTTCATGATCGACCGTCAGTCTGATTACACCGACCCATACGAGACCATGTATGGCAGAATGCAGGTGTTCCGCGCAATCCAGAACGTGCCCGCTGGAACCTCCCCCCTCTGGCAGGTCGCTCCTGGATACAGCAACCAATACATTCCTGCTGACAACGCTTACTGGGTGCGTGACACTGGCGACACGAACGTAGACTGGGGCCATGGTCCTGGCGCTTACGCTATTGCTCAAGCAGCTAGAGACTTCAAGGCAGCCTACCCAGAGAAGAAGCTATACTACTTCTACTCCAAGGGCGTCTGTGTTGCTGGATGGAACGGAGTTGATGGACGCCTTCGTCCTGGTTGGACTGATCCTGAGTTCGGACTCTATGAGGACCAGCTATCTTACTTCTCTGCTATAGCTAGCATCCCAGAGATTGATGGATTCCTCTTCGACTACTACCCATTCAATTCCAAGCCAACCGGAAGAAGCGGAGCAGACAACGACGATCCCCCCTCCGTCTACACCAACCCAATCTCCAACGGAACCTACATTGTAGATGATCCCAAGTGGGTTGTCTCTGGTGTGCATCGTATCAAGGACTGGTCTACAAGTGACGAATTCCCTGAGGGCAAACCAGTTTATGTAACCCTAGCTGCTACTCCTAACTTCGTCTCTGGTCTAGCATCTGATACTGCTAACCCTGACCCTACTGCTGGTGGCCTTATGGCATACTACCACTGGGATAGACCGACAGTTCAGGAGCAGAAGGATCTAGTTCTATCCTGCGTCAACGCTGGTGCTGATGGATTCATCTGGTATAACCACACTTGGAAGTGTGTCCCTAAAGATGCAGCTACTGCACCCTGGACACCTGGAGATGTTAAGATCATCTCTGCTGGTCCTCTTGCAGACTTCTGGCCTTACGCATACAAGAACTTCTTCAACAACGACAACTCTCCAATCCTTGACAAGGATGGCAACCCCACCAACCTTCATGGTAAGTATTTCCCTGAGATTCCTAACGTCAACCTATCTGGCGACGGAACCTGGGAGATGATGACAGAGGTGTCCCAGTATATCCTACAGCTACTTCCTGAGCTAGAGGACGAAGAGTTCGGTGGAGCTATCACTCCTCCTGTGGTAGACGCCCCTCCTGTTACTGGAGCTACTGGATACTTCCGTCCCTCTGTTCACCTAGCACGCTCAGGTAACGAGGCACAGAAGGTTCCCACCTACCACACTTCCTCTGTTGATGCTTGGCTTGATGCAGGTAAGTTCGCTAACCTACCTCTCACGCTACAGAACAACCTGTATACCTTTGATTACGACACGTTTATGACGCCCTACCCAATGGGTTACACGAACGATGGAGTAACTGAGGTAGCTAACCCACAGGACTACTACTACCTTCTCCCTGATGGAAGTAAGTATCAGTATCGCTACGCAGGTGGTATCAGCAGAGTTACCTCCAACAACATGGCTGCTACTGATTACTTCTATGTAATTGGTCAGCGCTTCTCTGCAAAGAGACAGGCAAGTAACTACGGTGGAACGGGAGGAGTGATGAGCCTTGTTGACGATGTGATGGTGGCTCTGAACAGTGACATCCCCCGTGAGCATAAGCGTGCCTTGCTTGTCTGGTTCATGCAGTATGCTATCGACCTAGATGCACTCTATCGCAACGGTCAGAAGTGGCTACCTAACGGTGACCATAGCAACGGTCGTTATAGCCCCATCCTACTCAAGCGTCTTGTATTCGGTGAGGAGATTGACACTCTTAACCCACTGCACTTCTCTGAGAACAGACAGGTTCATAGGATCACTGACGTTGACAAGTCTAACTTCTATGTTTGCCAGTCAGAGAATCCAGCCGCTGACGCAACCACCTCTGGTGAATGTGTATCCTATCAGGTCGGCTTCGACGTTAGTGAGTCTACGGCTACAGATGGTCTTGAGGAAGCAGGCAACGGAAGCGACAACATCCAGGGTATGAAGTATGAGCCTGAGCAGGCCCAAGCAACCTATTGGACACAGTGGGGATGGCCTCCCTACCGTGGAGACACGACCAGAGGATTGACCTCCGACGTTCAGAACCCTAAGTATTTGAACCAGACATCCAAGCAGCGTTACGGTATTGCCATTGCATGGCGTGCCATGAACATGCTGGATAAGTATCGCTTCGACGAGTTCTTCGATCACACTGATAAGGCTGCTCTTCTTATGCAGGATTATCCTTACTCCGAACCTGCTATAAGCAAGCGTAGTCCTAAGGCTCTTCCTTGGACAGGTGGCGATAGCACTCCTGGACAGACTCGTATGCCTAACGCACTGCTGTATGATCTATGGCGTCCTCTGGTAGGCTACGACTATGACCTCTCTGCTGACACTCACGACTACATTGCTAACGCACGAAGTGGTAGAGGTAGCGTCTCTCCTGTCACTCCTTACACTAGCCTCAGTGAGGCACTAGGTGTGACCTTCCCCGATCCTCCTGCTCCTGGAGGAAATGGATCTCCTGGCCTAGGTAATGTTGGAAGCAACCCTATGTATGCTGGAGTCGGTGAGAATGGTAGTGGAGATCTTTATCCACCAGCCATTGACGATAGTGTTTCCAACCCTGAGGGTATGATTAATGGTTCCAACACTGGTCACAGAACTTATCTAAACACCATGACTGTAAGTTCTGTTCCCACCACTGGAGACTCTGCATTTACGTTTGCCAACACTGGTGACTGTGGAGGATACACTGACTGTATCGAGGTTCCACCCGAAGGACTCCTAGTCAGCGGTGTGGTGTTCTCTTCTGTAGACAGCTACCAGCACAATACTCTGATTCAGATTGATAACCAGATGAATCACGATCTATCCTTCGTGGACTGTCTATTCATCGGTCAGACTCACTTCTTCCAACGCTACTCAGACAATGGAGGAACTGTGAAGGCGGGGCAGATCGGAGACTCTACTCAGAATGGAGGTTGTAAGTATACCTTTAGACTAGCACAGGCTGCTAACAGTAACATCGTTAGTGGACTGGATTTCCAATGGTGTAGCTTCCGAGGCACAGCATCTAAGATCCTTAGCGTGCCTACTAGAGTCTTGCGCCGAGTAAACTTCGACTGGTATACTGCTGACGCTTACAACATGATTCCTAATGGAACTGCTGGTGTCAATCAGATCCCCATGCACTTTGAGGAATGCTGGTGGGGTAACAGTTCACACGTTCGCGGTTTCTATCAATGTAACCCTACTGATAGTCCTTGGATGTTCGATTGCTCAGAGCAGTCTACTTACAACGGCTATGATGTAGAGAACTGCAAGCCTATCTACTACACTCAGTGTGGTCAGTTCGCTTACGGATGGACATGGCCCGAGGGTGATGAGGTTCACTGCGATTCCTATCAGGTTGTAAACACTGACATCGAAGAGTTTAGAGCTACAAGATGCACCTTCGCCCTTGAGCCTAGCCTATTCAACCCCAAGAATGGTAAAGGCAGTAACAGCGCTTGGAATCATCGCTGGGTCGTCAACCCAGGAGCTAAATACTCACCTCTATGGCACAAGTATCCAGAGCAGCTATCAAGCATGACTGTAGATGGATACCCTGCACCTCCTGTAACAACCTCTGCAACCATCTACGAGAGAATGCAGGACAAGAACATGCAGGTAAATGGCATCACCGCTAAGTTGAAGGATGTTATCTTCGACAGGTGTAACTTCATGGGTGCTGGTTCTAGCTACCACAGTGTGGTTAACTCTAAGTATAAGATTCAAGATGGTATATGGGAGATTGCAGGCTGTCCTGAGGCATCTACTCCATTGTATCCTGGTGGTAATGATCCTAATGGATCCCCTGGATACGAGCAGTATGACAGTGCCTACTACTCTGTCACTAGATGTAATCAGAACGTCGGATTTAACCCTCAATGGGGAACTCTATACAACGACGGTCCTACCTACTGGCACTTCTCTAGCTGCAACTTTGGTGTTGCTAACAAGAGCGGCATGTGGCAGATTCACAGTGGTCAGAACCTAAATGCTCCTCATGATGTGGTTCTTGATCTAAACCCCAACGCAATCAGCACTGCACAATCTACAGCACCTCTCTCCTCCTGTGACGAGTTGCGCGCTGCTGGATACACTGAGGCTAATGGTTGGGCTAGCATGGCTAACTGTGTCGAAGATAACTTCGACGCAAAGGAGATCGTTACCGATGGTAACAACAAGTTCATCGACCTTGAAAGTGCCGAGACTTGCCAAACCATTAGAATGAACGATGGAACTAACGTGTATGGATCTATCAATCCTAGCTTCTCCTGTGAGGACATGGTTAACGGAAGACCTCTTGTTGGTAACAATACCTCTATCATCAACGTTCTAAACAGAGAACACGCGAATGATGTGGACGACTACACTATCTACCAGGACACCTTCTCTAACCCTTACAGGACAAGCCTTACCACTAACGATCCTGATGCGTTCCCTGCCTACCTAAGGAAGCCCTTCACCAGCCGCGACCGCTGCCAATGTGAGGACTGATTATGAATATTCTATATCATCAAGTATCTAAGATTAATGGACTCGGTGTAAAGATCGAGGCGGCTGATCCTAGCGTCAGCCTGTATAAGCCAGGACTTAGTAGTGATACCTCCCAAGGAGGTTGGGTTACCCCTGGAAGAATTACCTTGAGCTTTGACGAGTCTGCTGCTCACGACTCAGAAACAGGTCTTCTTGATGTAGATAGGCTTGCAGAGGCTGCCGCTAGAGGGGAGATGATGATGTATAAAATCATCAAGCGCCCCTTCGGTGACCTTCCATTTACCAATGACAACTTCACCATCCCTACTGGTTGGGATTACACTTCTGGTATCCCAGCCATCGACAACGTAGACTCCAGTGGGTTCGACGGAGATTATTACGGTAACTCTTTAAACAGTTCTGGAGATGGAGAGACTTTTGATCCTACAGACGGAGTTGTAACAAATACTATCAACGGATCTACGGTGCTTAACCTGGAGGCAGGTGATACTCTAGTAGTAGGTATTGGAACCTTTGGTGGAACCTTGGCTAACCCAAGAGGAAGTGATGGCTTCACTGTCCACTGTTCAATTGCTCCAACCTATCGTGCGCTTCCATTTGGTAGAGGCACTGGTGTATACGATGCGGATGTCTGGTCTAACTTTAAGAACAAGGCAACGGAAGATCTAAGTGCAATGCCTTACGATGATTCCAAGACCTTCAAAGCTACGACTATTCCTAGTGTATACGTAAGCACTCCTTACGATAGAGAGTGTGATTCTAATGAGCTTAGTGGAGTGGACTGCTCTTCATACAGTATTGTAAGGAGAGAGGGCAGTAGCTATGTCATTACAGAGTATCTTACTGAGCCTACAAAGGCTCTGCTGTCAGACGCACGTCAGGGAACAGCCAACGAGCAGTTTGAGAACCTAGCTGATATTCTATACCACACTGCCATTAAGCATTGGCAAACCAAGGACACGTCAGGAGCCTACAGCGTTAACGATCTACAAGATATCTGGAGAGTGTTTAAGTTTGTGTGCTACAACTCTCAATATGGTTCTGGCGATTGGTGCGAGGGCATCAACGCAAAGCGCCACATGGCACACGGCACTGCTAAAGCATCCGTCAAGAGACACTTGTCAGCTATGAAGGTCTTCTTCGCTGCCGCTGTCATGGATGCTGCACTGGCTCCTGTAGGTAACTATACTCCTTCCTTCGAGGGACTATGGAAGATGGCCTCAGTTGCACAGACTATGAAGGCTTCCTATCCTTCTGTCATCTCTTATGGTCGCTTCAACCAGGGTAGCCTTACTCCATCAGGTGATACTTATAACTGGGTATCAGGTATTACAACTGGCAATGTAGGCCCTACTGGTAGAGCATTCATCCCCATGTATGCTGACAAGGAATATCGTCAGGCAGGTATGGCAATCAAGCTATGGTTCGCCAAGCTGCTGGGCATGGAGCTACCTGTAGAGATTGAGCAGTTCCTGCATGTCCCACAGAACGGAGTGGCTATCACAGATCCTTGGGGCGTGAGCAACTCTCGCTTCGGCCACATCTCCAGCCCTAACGGACTTGGCTCTTGCTGGTCTGATGAGCATAACCTTATAACTGCCGAGGCTATGCACTGGCTCTGGATGACAGGAGAGTATGACCACACATCTATGATGCAGTGGTTCACTAAGAACATCAACTTCTATGCTCCTTATCGTATACAATCACTGTCTGGTATGCCCATGGCATTCAAGCTCATGAGCAACAGCGTGAATGGTGTGCAGAATCTACAGTCTGCTGACGATGGCTCAGGTATAACTCTTACATGGACTGATACACTGAGCAGAGAATACGAAGTCTATCAGGTAAGCGTAGTATCCTCTTACGAGGGTGCTACTCACCCTGACAATGACCTAGTTTACGGTTCCTTCAAGGGAGACTACAGACTAGTAGCCACCACCTCTGATCTATCAGCACGCATTGGTGTCCCTGGTGATGGCACCTATCGCTACGTTGTCCGCGCTACCTCTCCTATTAAGTCTCGTAACACTGACATCATTACCCACACCGTGTCTAGTTCTACTGGGTGGGAAGGCAGCAGCGTTACGGACAGCCGCTCTGGTATTACTTGGGACCTAAGTAACACTGGGACTGTAGGTGTGTTCGTTGACGGTAGCCCATGGGTCCTAGGTCCTGCTGTTATCACAGGCTCCAACGCTGACGCTGACGTGGTAGACCTAGAGGTTGGACAGGCACAACCCTTCGACCCACGTGGAGACAACTACGATGGAAGTGCAGGAGCCACTTGGCCTCTAACACTATCAGGAGGTAGTTCTATCATCAGCACAGTCTCTGGAGTTAGTGGTGTCACTGACATGGGTATTCTGACTGTGGTATCTGCTATCCCACATCGTGGAGACTTCCGCCCCGCCCCCTACGCAGGTGCTACTAACTTACAATTAAACACTAGTGACGTTAGCACTAGCACCTTCGCATCTAGCATTGATTCATCGGGAGACATGTTCCTCTCTCCCAACAGCACTAGAGTAGAGACCTACAGCTACAGGCTCGATGACGTGTGGTATTACGGAGACTCTGATGTCAGTGCCCAGGCAAGACGCAAGCCTCGCCCACGCCAGATGCCTAGAAGCTCTACGGATGCATCCATTGTATTCCATGAGGCTGCGCTCCTATTGCACTCCTCTGATACTGACAAGGACCTGTTGCTCAACCCCATGGTTCAGCAGTGCATTGACATGGTGGGCTCCTACGAGTCCGCTGCTGCCGCTGGAGCACGACCCAACCCTGTTGTTGCACGATCCGCTGGCGTCCTTCTCAAGCGCTTCCAGGGACTCTCAGGGAGCTACCTGCCTGCTGCCTCTGGCACACTGCTAGACAGCAGGGTCTACCTGATCGACACCGCTGATGACCGCAGCTTCTCTGGCACCACTATCTCTGGTGTAAGTGCTAGTGGGGTCCGCAGTGTGAGTGGTGACGCTATTGGATGGACTGTTGACAACACGACCAGCACCTACGCAGGACGCATCGAAGTGGAGACTCTGGCTGAGTATGAAGGCTTCGACCAGGAGTCTGCACTTGAGGCAGAGCGAGGTGACACTCGTTGGGTAGGAGCCGAGGCGCTCTCCATGATGCTGTTCGGTGATGCCGAAGCAGACTATGGCAACGACGTGGCACTAGCCTATGGTCACCAGAACGCTAGCCGTCCTGTGGTTAGGGGTGGAAGAACGATGGGTGAGCTAGCCTCTCCCTTCATGCGCCAGTCCTTCGATAGCTCACAAGCTCTCTTCACCTCAGGAGTTACCGCTGCTGACTCAGGTCTACCATCCATGGGTAGTATGCCTGGGCCAAACACTCTCCAGGCTTCTGGAACCCACCTTACTAGAAACGTTATCGACCAGCCTGGATATTATTCTAACTTCCGTGTCAATGGCACGGTCCACATCCGAGCTAACGATGTCACCCTCTATGGGGGTAACATTGACGCACGTAATGAGAACCACTGCATTGAAGGTGGTGGATTCTCAGGGCTTAGAGTAATGAACTGTAACCTTACGGGCTCTACCAAGGCTGCCATCAATGCTGACAACGTAGAGGTAATAGCCTGCACCATCTATGGTATCAAGGGCAACGGTCTCAACATTGGTGGGCACCTCGGCTCTAGGATCGGGACTAACTACTTCGATGACATTGCTACAGTAGGTGATGGAGATTACTACGGTATTGTCGTCAATGAGGGTAGTAACATTATAATTGAATACAACTACTTCAACACTCCTTACGACGCCAATGGATCCAAGGTAAAGAACTGCGTCCGCATCCGTCCTGCAAAGGGTAATGTGAATGACGTTACGCTCTCTGGTAACTGGTTCCGTGGTGGCACAGGTCCTGCCGTAAGGGTAGGTGCCTTCCCATCAGCAGGCTTCTCGCTATCTGGTGTCCAGATCATAGGCAACAGGTTCAGTCAGGAGTCTGGCACCACTGAGGCTTGGTCCATCGCTACCTCCATCGCCTCTGAGGTCACCACAAATGACAACAAGTGGTGGAACCCACAGACGTGGAATGTAGTCCGAGATGTAATTGATAATCCTGATTACAGTGCTCCAGGAGGCCCAACCACACCCTAAAATATATTACCAAAAGCCTATCTAGACCCCCTAGATAGATGTAGGAGAACGATATGAAGTCTATTACCAACGACAGCCTACAGGCTTTCGAGATAAATGTTGCCTATCCAACAGGCACTCAGCGCGTGTGGCTAGGACCTAAGAAGACTATTGTAGTTCCCGCCACCGCAATCACCCCACAGTGTGCCCTTATGGCACGCAGAAGGATTCTGCGAATTAGAAACATCTGAGGATAACAATGGCAAACTTTGTAAGCCCCGGAGTCTACGTTGTCGAGAAGGATAACTCGGACTACCCTGTATCAATCAACCCTAGTGTCGTAGGTCTTGTTGGTTTTGCCAACCGTGGTCCTGTTAACGATGCTACACTCATCACAGCAGCCGAGAGACTTACCCAAGTCTTTGGTCGCCCTTCTGAGACCATCTACGGACAAGGACTTGAAGGTGCTCTAGAGATCCTAGAGGCAACCAACAGCCTTTACTTCGTGCGTGCTGCTTCTGATGATGCCGCTGAGGCTAAGGCTTTAGTTAAGCTAGGTGCTTGCCCTGCTGCCGAGCTTACTGCCTCTGGCTTCGGAACCTCCGCTGGTCTAGTGCTTAAGGCTCAGGTCTTTGACGAGAACGGAATCGCTCAGTTTAACACTCCAAAGACTTATACCATCCCTGCATCTACTCCTGCGGCAACTACTCAAGGTAGAGCAGTTCGTCAGGCCATAGGTGGACCTTTCGATGGTGCCAAGCTCTTCGCAGACTTCGACACTGCTGACGAAAGTGTTGCTTACATAGGCGGTGGTTACGCAGGATCTTCCTGCCAGCTATTCCTATCAGCTTTCGAGGTCGATGGCACCACTCCAGTGGATGTTCTCAAGGCACTAGACATAGGTGGTAATCCTACTGGATCACTCTCATCTGTGGTTCAGGTAAGAGGAACTACTCTCTTAGCTGATAACACGGGCTCTAGTGTTTGCTACGAAGTTGAGTCCCTCTACCCTGGTGCTGGCTACAACCGTGGCATTACTTCTGCTGGTGGTTTCTCAGGAACCGCTGCTGTTGTTCAACGTCTAGGAAGTGAGCTTGCTTTCTTCGGTGTTGAGGACGAAGGAGCTATCTCTGAGTCCTACAAGGTCGGTCTTGTAAGTGGCGCTGCCTTCGTCGAGGATGTGATCAATACAGGTCGTGTAGATGCCACCTCTGAGTATATTCAAGGTCGTCTAATCGCATCTGGTGCAGACTTCGATGCTGTCCCCCTAAGCCAGTTTTCCGACAAACTATCAGTCCTAGGCGCTCCCGTTACTGCCTATGGTGTCGGTCCTGCCGAGGCAGTCTACACTGTTAGTTGGGATGGAACATATGGAGGAGGTGCCGCACCTGGAGCAGCCCCCTCTACCTCTCCAGTCGGCGCTACCCCACGATTCTGTAAACTTCTTACTGGAACCTTCGCACTTGCTGGTGGAGACAGCGGTATCCCAACTGTAGAGGCTGAGGTTGCTGATGCTCTTATAGGTGAAGCACTTGAGCCTAAGACTGGAATGATGGCTCTTGATGATGATCTTCTCAACATCTCAATGGCCGCTGTCCCAGGCGTTACAATCCCCTCTGTCCAGAACGCACTAGTTACTCTAGCTGAGTCCACTCAGAACTTCCTAGCAGTCGTCTCTCCTCCTTATGCAGTGGGCGCTGCTCAGGAAGCTATCGAATGGACCAATGGACTAGGTGGTGATCGCACTGGAGCCATTAGCTCCTCTTACGCTGCTGTCTACTGGCCTTGGGTAAAGACCTTCTCACCCTTCGATGGCTCTGACCGTTGGTATGACCCCTCCATCTTTGCCATCCGTCAGATGTGTGTCACCGATGAGGTAGCTGACCCCTGGTTCGCCCCTGCTGGCTTCAATCGTGGTCGCCTCACCAAGCCCTCTGATGTTGAGGTTCGACTCAACCAAGGTGATCGTGACGCCCTCTACTCTGGTGGCAACGTTGTTAACCCAGTCGTTAACTTCCCACAGCAAGGTATTACTATCTTCGGTCAGCGCACTGCACAGCGCACGCCAACTGCTCTTGATAGAGTTAACGTTCGTCGCATGATGATCGTCCTACGCAAGACTTTACTGGCTAGCACCCGTCAGTTCGCCTTCGAGCCTAATGATAGTGTAACCTGGGAGAAGATCACCAACGTGGTCGAGCCTCTCGTTGACGATATCCGACGCCGTCGTGGTATCACTGAGTTCAAGGTCATTTGCGATGAGACTACTAACACTCCCGTCCGCGTTGACCGCAACGAACTATGGTGTAAAGTTCTAATCAAACCTACGAAGACTGCTGAAATCATCGTCTTCGAGTTGAACCTCACCAACCAATCTGCAACCCTCTGATAAGCCATGGCATTCCGCTCTTCATATTACGCTAACAACCTGAACCGTGACCTTACGGACAACGAAGGACTACCTGTTATTTCACAGGACCTAGATTCGGTAAGAACATATCAGTGGGAGGTAACCTTTTACCCTCCACAGGGAGTTGAGACTCCATCCACCTTTTCAAAGCCACTAACCTTGGCTGCTAAGAGAGTGGGCGGATTCGGATACACCATGCAGGACATTGCTGTGGATCGTGTCAACGACAAGGTATTCTATCCTGGTCGCGTGCAACAGGATGAGCTTGAGGTTCAGTTCGACAACCTACTTGCTAGCAAGACAGGTTTCCAACTCTACAAGTATATGACAAGCGTCTGGGACCCAGCAACTGGTGAGTATGCCAGCAGCTTCCTCCAGACTCCAGGTAAGTTCAAGTCCAAGGTAGAGATCATTGAATTAAATGGTCGCAACGAAGTGGTGCAGGTCGTCAAGCTCAAGGGCGTCTACCCTAAGCAGATCACCAAGGCCGAGAAGGTCTACGCCACCAATGATATGGACACCATCACTATGAAGTTCCGCTGGGACTTCATGGAAGTTGAGGGTGATCCCGCAGGCTGATCCCTATAATAGTCAAATTATCTAGGCCCTGTCCATATGTGTATGGGCAGGGCTTTTACTATAATACATCATGCAGATCAACGAAGCAGTAACTAACATCGGTGACGGTGGACTCTTGCGTCAAGACGGTGCTCGTATCGAGGCATATCGTAACGACGATGGTAACATCGTAGTCACAGGCGGTCCCTTCCAACGTGTGAAGAAGGAGCTAGATGCCAACGGAACTCTGACCCCTGAGGATGCAGAGATAGTTACCGCTTGGTATGAAGGTGAAGGTGATGGCGAGGAGGAAGAGGCTGGTGTCGAGACCATGATCTCACCCGAGGAGCAGGAGATGCTGGAGGCTACCTCTGCCATCGACGCCATGTTCCCAGGCCAAGGTGTAGGAGGCATGATGCAGTGGATGCTAACCAACATCCCTGGCATGACCCACAAGAAACTCTTCGGTATGTCAGCGCAGAGTGGATCACTAGCTTTCAGAATGCTAAGTGATGCAGAGAGCCGCAACCCTATCGCAGTAGAGATGGATTTAACTGATAGGAAGATCGAGGATGCAAGAGATAGCAACGTTGACATTGCAGGCAGCATGAAGAACCTAGTGTTCCTCCACAAGGTAATGAATGACATCCGCCGTGCTGGTGGAAGCATTGATCCTAACATGCTAGCTAACAAGCTACGAACTATGGGTAACATGATTCATGTCAAGAAGATTCATGGCACCACTAAGCTATTCGTGCGCTCTGTTGCTGACCCCTCCCACCACTACGGAGCCTGCCTTAACCTATCACCCAGGCACCCTCTAAGTATGGCAGCAGATCAGGTTGTTAGAGACATCCAGAAGATGGAGAAGGACCTGAGAGATAGGGGTATCGTAAGTGAGGACGAGCCTGAGTTTATTAGAGAGGCAGAGTTCCCTAATGCAACCCGAGGTGGAGGCAACGTTTCAGCCTGCATCAAAGACATTTCTGAGGTTGGGGAGGAGATCATCGACCTGTATGAGCGTGGTGATCGTGCTGGTTCTGTCAAGGCAACCATGAGGCTGGTAGAGAAGTGGGCAGACACCTTCGAGTATGCTATGAGTCTAGACGAGGGTGTTCTTGACGAGGCAAGCGAGGAGCTACGTGAGGTCATGAGTATGGTAGCCGACAAGCCCGAGGACTTCCGCAAAGGTGTAACTAAACTCCTAGGTTCATTCCTTAAGAGGCGTAGAGAGTTCCACCAAATGATGAAGCCTGATAAGGTGGTGCGTGTAGGGTCAGGAGCTACAGAGCTAGGAGATAAACCCGATGCCCTCTACCTATACAACGAGAAGCCCACCGACTGGAGGGCTGAGTATGCATACAAGGATAAGGAGACTGGCATGTGGGCCATTGGTGTGTCACTTAAGACATACAGGAATACAGGCTCCACCAAGACTGGCGAGGTGAATGGCGTGGCTCTGGCTACAGCCTACATCCTAGACCCTAAGAACGCTCACATGAACAGTGTGTATGATCAGTGTGGGTTCAACACTAAGGATGCACGCGAGGTTAAGGAGGCTGCCAGAGGTGTGAACCAGATGGCTGAGTTCTGTAAGGGGCTACAGACCATGACTGAGCTACGAGGACTAGACTTTACTCAGAGTAGTAAGGTAGTAGCGGAGCAGATCTTCAAGACTATGGAGTCTCAAGGCATCCAGGTCCCTAAAGGTATGACACAGGACGAGGTTACTAAAGCACTGGACACAGCTAGAGGTGAGAACCAGACACAGCAAGAGTATATCACCAAGCTATCAGTTCACCTGGAGAAAGAGATGAACCTTAAGATGTTGTCGGCAGCACAGAGACCTGACGGCACACTAGATCCTAACCACCCCATGACCAAGCTCCAGCTAGCCCTGTATGCACAAGCAGGACTGGATACAAAGACAGGAGCCCCTGTTCTAAACTCTACCACTTTCATGGACACAGATCAGAGCAAGCATTACAATGCTAACGAGCGCATCACTCAGACAGTGAAGGATGCTAGAGCAGGTAAGCTACCCATGCATGTCGGCAGGGGAGGCATTAGCATAGGTGGCTGTGAGAGATTGAACTATAGCTCAGACCGTAACAGGAACATCGTCCAAGGATATCACAGCAACAAGTGCTAACCTAAGAAGAAAGTATCAGGAAGAGCTAGGAAGTCCTCAAGGTAGAGCATTATATACTTGTCTACTATTACCTTCTTATCTGTATGGTTATCTATCTGCTTGTTATAAGGAGTTATTACAATACTAGGCTTCCTGTCCTGGGCTGTCAAGATAAATCCTGGCTTTCTTGATGCTGCC